GATATGATCTTGACCGAAGCCGGTCTTGAGATTACTCTACCAGAATCTCATATGTTGTATAATTTTGAAGCAATTAGTTAAGGGAGTTAACGATGAGAGCTGATTATTTAAACGAAAATAGTGGTTCCTCTTTTGCATTAAAGAGGAAAGTTGAATTCATAAGTGCCGCACGGACACTAGACGAAGATGATAGTGGTAAAGTGTTCATGTGCGACTCTGCTGATGGAGCTTATTCCATAACATTACCTACAGCCTCTACCGGGCAAGATGGTACATATTACAAGTTTGTAGTCTGGGAAGAAACCCCGACTGCTGATATTACCATTGCCGCAGGAAGCGCTATTGTAAGTGGTGTGAATAAAGACGCAGGTGGTGACGCCGCGAATTCTACAGCAGGTACTCAAATCTCAAATGTTATTTTAGACACAACCGCACAACGTGGCGATTGGGTTAATTTAATGTTTTGGGGTGGCGAATGGGTCATGGAAGCCTTTAGCAGTATCAATAATGGTATTCAAACTTCATAATCCGAATAAATAAGGATTAGCAGTCTTTGAGGACTGTGGGGTAGATCAATAAAAGGTCTACCCCGAACCTCATAAAGTTTTTTAACAGTTAACAAGCCCATTCATGGACAGCCAGTCCTTAGGGCGGGAGGAAATATGGCACGTGGTATAAAAGCTTTAAGCAACTATACGGTTGCAGAGGCGCAAAACGCGAAGCTTGGACAAGCTGGAGCGGTTATAATAGATGGAACTGATGAGATATCAGGCCCGTTTGTTGCGGTAACAGGGTTAGAGGCTTCAGTGGTAGACACATCTGAATGTGATGTATCGTGGTTGTCTGGTACAGTACCAGCCACTTTTTAAGATACCGGCAGGTGGAACTATATATGGATATTTTGCTTCTATCGAATTAGATAGCGGTTCAGTAATAGCATATTATGGCTAATGATGGGTGTATTAATTGTTCTAATCCAAACCCAGAGAATTGGTTCTATTGCAGGAAATGCGGCAAGAGATCATCTGATGTGGTGTTTAGTACAAATATGTGGATGAGAACTGAAAGAGGTAAAAGAACAGATATGGAATTTCGCAATATAACTATGGATGAACATATCAAAGAAGTGGAGGATAGTAGAAATGCCAAAGGGTAAAGGAACTTACGGGTCTAAACGCGGTAGGCCGCCAAAGAAGAAAAAGAAGTATAGTAAGAAGAGGAAGAAATAATGGCCGGCACTTTAAAAGTTAAGATAGAAGAAGAGATTATTTTAAATAATCAGAATTATGGCTCTAAAAGAACATTATCTATTGCCAGTGTAGCTGAAATATATAAAAGAGTTGTAAATGTTCCAGCGAGTGGTGATACAACCATTGCCACCTTTGCGGCGGCAGTAAGCACTTCAGATGGAGCATTTGATGTAAATGATGTACGATATATACGATTAACAAATTTAGATAGTTCTAATAGTGTAAATGTTGCTATGGTGGGGGCTAGTGATAATGCCCAGTTTGTAGTACCGGCGGGTGTTAGTTTAATGTTTGGTACTCCTGATGATTTTATGCTTGGTGAAACAGATACATCACCAGCGTTTTCAAGTTTTGAAGATTTAGCCAGTATCATAGTTGATTCTGGAACAAATTCAGTAGATGTTGAATTGTTTATAGCGAGTGTCTAATGGCTACTTTTAAAGTGCAGATTGAAGATGTTGTTGGTGCTGTTGGTGATGATACGGCACTTACTAGCTGGTTAACAGATGGGGCTAAAGAAATAATAAATTTTATGCCGGAACCGGAGTTAAGTCTGGTATCAGCTCAGCAGACGTTTACATCTGCGGCAATAGGAAGTGAAGCAGAAACATTAAATACAGGAAAGATTTCACATGTGTTCAGGAATGATGGTGATATTGACCAGCCTTGCCGACCAATACAGGCTTTATTTAAAGGTCGCGCTTCTGACCCATATGATATGCAATATGCATCTGTTACCGATCCTGTGTTTTATATTGAAAATAACAAATTAAACGCATTGCCAGATGGCGGATCATGTAAGTATTCAGAAGTACAGTATCCGGCGGTAGCTAATGGTGATAGTGCCATAAGTGTATTCCCAGATGAATACGAATATCTGGTTGTTTTATATGCGTCTGTAAAAGGTTTACAGCGTCGAATGAATGACAAGCTTGCTGACTCTGATATTACAACCGCCCTAACTGCTGTTAATACTGAACTTGACGAGCTTCAGTCAATTGCAGACAATGTTCATACTGAAATAGCTTTGGCTAATACAAATATAGATAGTGCCGTTACAGAGGTTGGTCTTTCTAAGACTGAAGTGGCTGAAGCCGCGACCCTCGTTGACTCAAATATTGATACGGCAACAGCGGCTATAGCTACAGCGGCAGGAAGAATAAATTCTGCCGTAGCTCTTGCTAACGGACAATTTGATGCGGCAGTTCTAGAGTCTGCTCAGGCCGAGTCTGAGGTAGATGACTCTAAGATTGATACTGCATTAGATTTAATTAATGCACAATCAGATAGCGCTGTTTCTGCAATATCAAGTGTTAATACAGCTTTAGGTAACGCTAATACCAGAATAGCTACGGCTAAGTCTGAGATAGATATAGCGAAAACAGAGGCGGCAGAGATAGCTACACAGACAGATAATAGTGGTGATTTTGAAACAGCATTAGATGCTATTAATACAGAATTGGATAAAGTTGACGAGGTAATTGTAGAAGCTAGTACTGAGTTTGATAAGGCTGACAATGTAATCGTTGAAGGAAGTGTAGAGGTTGACAAATCTACTGCATTATTAGATTTAGGTGAAACTGACTCTGAGGGCGCTGTTAATACAGCGGCGGCTAAGATAATAACAGAGTTGGATGAAACTCAAGCTGTGTGTGATAAGATAGATGCTGACTTGGTTCTTGCAAAGGCGGAGGTTGTTCTTGCTAAAGCAGAAGCGGCTGAACTTGCAACACAAACAGACGGTAGTAGTACTTTTAATACTGCTTTGGCCGCTATAGCTACTGAATTAAATAAAGTTGATAATATTATAGATTTAGCAAATGATGAGTTTGATGAGGTTGCTGTTGAAGTTAGCGCTACAGCTACATCACCTATATCAGCGGCTAGAACAGCGGTACCGTCTATTATTAGTGTTGGTGATTTAAATATTAATGCTGTTTTACCTGTGGCCCCATCGGCACCAAGTTTTGATGCTGGAGCTATATCTATTAGTGCATCTGCCTCATCTTATTCAAAACCAACATTAACGTCGAGGGTTGCTTTTGATAGTTATTGGACGGTTGGAGACTTTGGAGACAGTGATCCGGGGGCGCTTACAATTACCGCTACCGCACCATCACCCCCATCGGCACCGAGCTTTTCTACGCCCGCGATAAGCGCTATTACAGTTTCAGATACAACAGTTGGTACTATGCCTACTGTTAGTTCTACAACTCTTTTAAATTTAGGAACTGCACCATCGTATACGACACCAACAACTACCATTAGTGATGTTGCTTGGGCGACAGAATATCCAAGTCAGGCATCGGCCATAACAACTGCTTTTGCCGCATTATTGGCATCTGTAGCAAACGCTGAGGATGAAATAGAAGACGCCAATAAGATGACAGCTAATATTGTTTTAGGAGTAGCTGAAGTAGCAGAATCTGTTGCCGACACAGACACGTCTTCATCTGAAATAAAGACTGCGGCTGATGCAATAGCAACCGCATTATCTAAGTTTAGGGCAGATGGTGCTGATCCGGCATTACTTGGAGATGAGACTTCTTATACAACTGGTGAGGGCATGACTAGAGTAAAAGCCGCACTGGACGATGCGGAGGATGTAATTAACTCTGATGAGCCGTCTGCTACTACTGATGCTTATGGTGCTCAGGCCAATGAAGATATTGAATTGGTAAGTTCTGCTTTAAGCATAGCACAAACAGAGATATCTAGAGCAAAAGCCCATATTGAAGAGTGGAGTGCGTTAGTACAAACATTGAGCGCTGAAGCTCAGGGGTTTTCTAATGAGGTTCAGGCAAGGGGAGTGTGGACATCTGCAAAAGCACAGGTTTGGAATGGATACTTTGAATCGGCTAAGACTTACGCGCAAGCCGCTCAAACTTATTTATCGTCAGCTCAGGGTTATGGAAATGAAGTACAGGTTAGGTTGGCCCCAACATCTTCTAAGGTGTCTGAATATCAAGCTCAGGTTCAAGATGCTTTAAATACATTTAATAAAGAAAACGCTTCTTATCAAGCTAAACTACAAGAGGGTGTACAGCAGGCTCAAATAAACGCGCAAAAGGCACAGCAACAGGCTAGTATAGATGAGAAGAAAGTTACACAACAGGCGCAGATATCATCACAGACAAAACAGACTCAGGCTCAGCTTGATGCGCAGGACGCCCAGCAAGAGGCGGCTTTAAAATTACAGCAAGAACAGCAGGAATATTCTGAGTCACTCAAAAAATATAGTGCAGAGGTAAGTAAGTATCAGGCGGATGTTGGTAAAGAAGTTCAGGAATACACACAGAAACTTTCTCGTTACCAGATGGAATTAAATATTGTTTATCAGGCTTGGACAAAAACAGAGTCAGATAGTTTACAGCAGTATCAGTTAGATATTCAAAATGAGTTAAATGAATTCAATAAAGAGCAAGCTGTTTTTCAAAATGAATTACAAGAGAAAATACAAGAATCTAGAAATCAGCAGACTAAAGACTCTTCTGAATATGGAGTTAAGCTTCAAAAATATTCTAATGAACTCCAGTCATATCAGAATCAGATAAATAAAGAGGTACAAGAATACCAGCAGAATTTAGACCAGAATTTAAAGGAGTTTGAATCCAGTATTAAATTACAGCAGTCTTATTATCAAGAAGCTGAATCTCGTATAGGTGCTGGTAACGCTTATTTACAGGAAGCTCAAGGTAGAATTGCACAAGCGAATGGATATGCATCGGAAGTAAGCGCGAGGGCTGGTTTTAGTGGGGCAAAAGAAAAGGCTATTCAGGGCCATATTAGTACGGCTCAAAGTTATGTAGCTACAGCACAGGGATTTGGAAATGAAGTTCAGGCTAAGGTTGCTATAGTAAATGGGTATGTTACTGAAATAAATATTAGATTACAACAGGCAGAAGCAAAGAGACAAGAATCTCAATCGAGATTGACTGCTGGTGGAGCTTATCTGCAAGAGGCTCAGGCGATAGTAGCTCAAGGTAGTGCTTATATTACAGAAGCTCAGGCATATGTATCACAGGCACAGGGATATGCGGCAGAAGTAAATGCTAGGGCTAGTTTCACAGGAGCGAAGTCACAGGCTGTTCAGGCATATATAAATACTGCCAGTGCTTATTTAGCTGAGGTGGCTCAGGATATAGCATTAGCTCAGGGATATGTGGCTACTGTTGGTGCATATGTGCAGTCGGCACAGAGTTATGCTTTAGAAATAGACTCAAGATTGAAATATGCCGCTGGATTTGGGCAGACGGCACAGACACGCTTAGCTAATGGTAATGGATTTTTAGCAGAAGCCGCGGGTAGCGCCAGTGAGGTACAGGCTTATGTTAATGAAGTTGCGGCAAGGGTACAGCAGGTACAGGCGCAGATTGGAGTTGCTGGAGGATATAATGCAACAGCCGCAGGGTATGTACAGGCGGCTCAGGGGTTTATTGGTACTGCACAAAGTTATGCAAATGAGATACAATCTAAGATAGCTATTTCGCAGGCTTATGCTAACGAAGCTCAGGTTAGGTTAGCTGTAGATACAAAAGAATATGAATGGTTAATGGGTCAGCAGGCAAAGTTGCAGGCTGACTATGATAAAGGTTTACAAATTTTAATGGGTGGTAGAGCAATGCCACAACAACAATAATAGGAGTTAATTATGGCGGCAGATAGGGCAACCGTAAATGTTTCAGCATCATTGTTACCAGATAGTATGAAAACATCTATTGGTGGAGCTACAGTTTATGATTTAAATGATACTGGAAATAATAATAAATGGATATATGTAAGAATGCAGACAGATGGAACAACTGCTCGTGATTTAGTAACTGAAGACGGTGTACAGTATTTAAATGAAACAATTACTTATACTGATACTATTCCTTTGACAGTTGAAGCAGATGATGATGTTGTATTTATAGCAATCAAAAATAATGGAACTACAGACGGAACTACAGCTAGTACTGCTAATTTATTAGTTGGATTGAGTGGTGGTGATTTAGCCGCAAATAGCGGTACTATTATTATTGAACCTAATGAAGTTTGGTTTGCTAGATTAATGGGCGAAGCCCTATCAGATATAAATGCAAAAAGTTCAAGCGGTGATTTATCATATGAGGTATTTGCTATTCTTGATGACGGCGGAATTTAATGGCTGTTCATTCATTAACCGTTAAGCAGATTTTAAGTAGGGTGCGGCAGGTATTCCCTGACGCTCCAGAAGCTTATGTCATAAGTCTTATTAATGATGCACTTACAGAGGCCGGTTTATACAATGTTAAGACGGTACATGCAAAGTTAACAACGGTGGCGGATCAGATGTGGTACGATCTTGGTGACGATTCATACAGTTCTGACGGCTCTGCTTACAAACTAGATTTAAATAAATTGTTTCGGGTTTACTTTATGGATAGTACCGGCGACTATATCCAGATACCGAGACTATTAGATAAAGATTTATTATTAACAGATATATCGAGTGAGTCGGCACTGGTTGGGCCGGATACTAAATAATGGCAAGTAGTATAAAATATCCAGACGCTTCCTGTCTCTATTTCTTAGAGGGTGATAGTCTAGCTCTGGTGACAAATGTTGATAGTTCTGGTACCCAGAATACATCACTGCGCAAACGGTGGAAGGCAATACAGGAGGCCGTTACCGATGGTTTACTGTTATGGTATCACGCTGAACCAAATAATATTACTTCAATAAATGATACGCCGGATATTGATAATGCACTTCATTACCCGATAATAGATTTTGTTAAAAGATGTTTATACATGGATAGGGCGGGGGCATCCCCAGACCCTAATACATCTTCCGTAGCCATGAACATGGCGCAGTTTCATGAGAATAAATGGAACGAAGGTCTTAGGCGCTATGGTATGCGGAAGCGCGACAAGGTTGGCGGTACGCGGGCAATAAAACCGCCAGACTTAACATAGTCCAGATAGGGATGATTCTCGCCCCGCAGGTTGGACACAAGATAAAAAGAGGAATACAATGGCTGATATTCAAAAATACAGGGCTCACGAGTCCTTAAATGTTTCAAGTGCGGCAAACTGGTCTGTCCAGAGCGCCGCGACAGCGGCTAGTGCGGCGTCATCTGTAAAGGTGACCGGCTACCATACTATTCACATTCAAACAGATAATGATATATATTTTCTGTTTACTACTAGCACTACAGATAGTTTGAGTACTTCTAACGATCTCTATCTAATGGGTGGCGATACAATATATTCAGTAAAGATACCTAATGGTTTAGGTCGGGATGTATATATCCAATGGGAACGCAAGGGCGGTTCTGATGCTACTGTGCGTTACGTGTTAGCGTAAGGGGGGTGTATAATGGATAGTAGAATATTTGCAAACGTAGCTAACAACATATCTTCCGGTGGTACAGTAAATGGTAGTTTAACAATAGATGGTGACCTCACTGTAAATGGTGACGGTTCAGGTGCTTACGATGAAATCGTAAACGGTAATTTTGTAATTGGTTCTGATGGCTCAGGCCATGATGTAATATTTTATAGTGATACTGCTGGAGACAACTTCACATGGGATTCATCCGCAGAAAAGCTAACAATCACAGGTACAAACGGACAAACAGCCTTAGACGTTGCCGATGGTAATTTAGTAGTTGCCGATAACGTAGATATCGAAGGTGATATTGATGTTAATGGTACTGCAAACTTAGACAATACAGATATTGATGGCACGTTCACACAAGATGCTGGAAATGTAGTATTCAATGAAGATAGTGGTGATTATGACTTCAGGGTAGAATCAGACGATAACGCCAATATGATAT